ATTCAAAGATTGACAAGTCTGCATTGCATGGGTTTAATTATCCTGTTGGAAGTTGGGTTGCCTGTATGAAGATTGAGAACGAAGATGTTTGGAGTAACTATATTAAAGAGGGCGAAGTTAAAGGTTTCTCTATCGAGGGCTATTTTGATACAAAAGAGTCTGAGGGCATTAAAATGGAGAAAGAAGATGTATTAAGTAAGCTCAGACAAATCATCAAGGATAGCGAAAATAAAACAAAGAAAAAGTAAACCTATTTAATAGAATAGAAACAAACCCTAGAAAATGGAAGCATTAGACAAAATCAAAGAAATTTTAGGTATGGTAGAAGTGGTAAGCGAAAACGAACCAACTCCTGCTGAATTATCTGAAGCAAAAGAACATTTAAAATTTGAAGAGGCAACTCTTGAAGATGGTACTATAATTAGTGCTGATTCATTTGAGATTGGTAACGAGGTGTTTATCGTTGTAGAAGATGAGCGTCAGCCAATGCCTGTCGGAGAGTATGTTTTTGCTGATGGTACTTTGCTAGTAGTAGAGGAAGAGGGAGTTATTGCTCGTATCGGAATACCTGAAGAAGAGGTTGTTGAGGAAGTTGTTGAGGATTCAAAAACTGAAGAACTTAGCGAAGCCAACACCGAAACAAAAGACGCATTAGTGCAAGCAATCGGAGTGCTAGAGAATTTAGTACAAGAGTTTGCAAGCATTAAAGAAGAGTTTAATACTTTGAAAACTGCAAAAGAAGAGGCAGTTGCTAAAGTTGAGGAGTTCGAAAAAGTAGGCGAGGAGATAACTCCAAGTCCAGAGGGAAAGACATCAGAAACTAAATCAATGGTTGAGTTTTCTAAGTTATCCCCACAAGAGAGAGTTCAATATTTAATTAATAAAAACCAAAATATTTAAGAAATGGCAGATTCGTATACTAAACTGTACGCAGGGAAAGCGGCAGCAGGGTTTATGAGTGCATCTCTACTAAGTGGAGAAACACTAGCAAAAGGTTACTTGACTGTGTTACCAAACGTAGCATTCAAAGTAAACCTAAACAATTTTAATTTAGCAGCAGCAGCAGTAGCAGATGCAACTTGTGATTTTACAAGTGCAGGCGATGTAACTTACGTTGAGAAAGCTCTTGCACCAAAGCGTTTACAAGTAAACAGAGCATTGTGTAAAAACGATTGGCTTTCAACTTGGGCAGGTGCAAACATGAGAGCAGGTTTAGATGGTACTTTACAATCTGACTTCGCTACTTACTTAATCTCTTATGCAGGTTCTTTAGTAGGGCAGCAAGTAGAAAAGTCAATTTGGCAAGGTGCAGCAGGTAACAGTGGAGAGTTTGACGGTTTCCAAGCGTTACTTACTGCCGATGGTGGTGCAGATGTAACAGCAGTTGGTGGTGGTATCGATGCAGCAAACGTAATTGCTGAAATTGGTAAAGTTCGAGATGCAATTGCAGACGCAGTTTACGGACAAGATGACTTATGTATCTTTATGGGTACGGCAGCATTTAAATCTTACATCTCAGCTCAAGCAGCTTTAGGTTACTTAAACCAATATCATGCAGGTGTAACTGAGTCAAACTTTGAGGGTATTCCTATCAAGTGGTGTCCTGGTATGGCAGCTAACGTAATGGTAGCAGGTCGTAAATCTAACTTGTTCTTTGCAACTGACTTAGAGGGAGATATGACTGAGGTTAAGCTATTAGACCAAACTATGGTTGATGGTTCAGATAATGTAAACTTAGTAATGAAGTTCAATGCAGGTGTAGGTTACTCTACTCGTGCAGACATCGTTCTTTACGCATAATTCGTTAAGGTATGGCATGTTTATTAACAAATGGTAGAGGCTTAGAGTGTAGAGAAGCAGTAGGCGGTTTAAGAAACGTTTACTTTGCTAATCATGACACTTTAGGTGCTTACACAGTTGACTCAGATGGTCAGCTTACAGATGTAGCAGGAACTACAAATGTTTTCAAATATGCTTTAAACCCACAAAGCTCTGAATATACTGAAACTATAACTGTGTCTGAGGACAATGGTACAGTATTTTATGAGCAAGTAACTACATTAATGTTACCAAATTTAAGCAAAGAAGCTCTCAAGGCTCTTCGTTTATTAACAGCAGGTCGATTCCAAATATTTACAGAGGATAACAATGTAAATGAAGCGACAGGATTTGGGCAATGTTACTTAGTAGGTGCTTACAATGGTGCAACTGTTACAGGTGGTAGCGTTGCATTGGGTAAAGCTCTTGGCGATATGAGTGGCTATACATTGACGATAACATCAAGAGAGCGTAAATCTGCTCTTTTTGTTGAACCCGGAACTACAACCATATTTGATGGTTTAGGTTCTACACTAACAGTTGTAGATTCATAGATTCGGTTTATAATATTAGAACCCTTGCAGAGATGTGAGGGTTTTTTTTGCTCTATATTAAAACAAAACAGGTAGTTTACTATTTAATAATATACTTAAAAAACAAGATTATGCCACAGAATACAATAGTAAGACAAGCAGCAACTGCTTTAGCAGTAACTCCAAGTGATGCAACTGCAATAGTAGGAGCATCTTTTAACTCTCCTGCTGCATTATTTGTAGGTACAGGAGGAGATATAAATGTTATCACTTTAGGTGGTTCTACTGTCTTATTAAAGAACATTGCAAACGGAACATTTTTACCTGTACAAGTTACGCATGTAAAAGCAACAAGTACAACTGCAACTGATATAGTAGCTTTATTCTAAAATAGAGCTTTATGTTAGTAAACATTATACAAAATACAATAAGCAGTTTTCGTAGTGCATTAGCTGCTGCTGAAGTCATCACAACCAACCTAAAGATGTGGCTTGGATTTGAAACGAGCGAAACATTAGGTAGGGAGGAAGTTGTCAATGGAGATTTTGCTACTGATTCTGATTGGACAAAAGAAAATGGTTGGTCTATTGCAAATGGTTTAGCAACACGAACAAACGTAGGAAGTTATACTGCATTGCAACAAAATGTTTTAGAATCAGGTAAGACGTACCAAGTTACTTTTACTATTGATTCTGTTACGAGTGGTGAGATTTTTGGTATTAGATTAGGTACTAATTATATTTTATCTAATAAATCAACAGAAGAAACTTTTACAGGTGTAGGTGTGGCAAATGCAACTACACTTTCCATAATGGGTAATCCTACTTTTGCAGGTTCTATATCTAACATCTCCGTAAAAGAACTAACCCAAATCACACCAGACAAATCGGGCAACAATAATGTAGGCGAGTTGTTTACAGGTAAGGCGATTGAGTTTGATGGAGTTAATGATAATGTTGATATTGATGGGTTTACATTAAATTCATCATCTACTACAATAGCATTTACAATTAAATCAAGTCAAACGGCTTTTGCTTATTTATTAGATGCAAATCCTTTAAGATTTAATATTAGACTAAATGAATCAGGTAATTTAGCTATACATTACAATGGAGTTAGTAAGTCTTTTGGTACTACACCAAATGATGGCTCTTTTCATAGAGTGGTTATGGTTATAGATGGGGCAAATGTAAATGCCTATATAGATGGTGTAGAGTCAGGAAGTTCACAAACATTTTCTTCATCTATTGATTTATCTTCATTTACAGAATTTAAAATTGGTGCTAGTTATTCGGCAGGGTGTTGTTTTTTTGATGGTATTTTGTCTGATGTTCAATTTTATAATGAAACTTGGTCAACCGATGACATAGCATACGATTACGCAAACCCAAATAAACTTGCAATAGATAACCCTAGTACGTCTTTAAGCGTTACAAACTTAAAAGGTTATTGGGCGATGAGTGAGGGTGCAGGCTCTTTAGCTTATAATAGTGCTGTTGCATTAGGAAATGATGTGGTTACTGATGGAGATTTTCCTTTACCAAATGTTAATTGGACTTTAGTAAATGGAGCTCAAATAACTGTAAATGGTCTTAAAATAGATAACACAGTTTCAGGTAATTTTGTTGGTGTTAAACAATTCCTTACAAATAATCCATTTGGTAAAACATTTGTAGCTACTTATGATGTTATTGCTACAAATGGTGCTGAATTGGCAATACAGCAGACATCTGATGTAACTTTAGATACGACAACTATTGGTACTAACAAAAAAACTACTTTTACTTGGAATAGAACAATAGATGAACTTACAATTAAAAGATTAGGAACAGGTGTTAATGTTACAATAGACAATTTTTCTCTTCAAGAAATAAGTGTAGGTTATATAAATGGTGCTACATACGAACTTACTCAACCAAGAATACAACAACTTGGTATGATGAATTGGGCAAAGAGCACACCTGAGTCTGAAGAGGTTACTTTAATACCTAACCCAAACAACACATCACAAGACATCTTAGGTAACGCAGTTCGAGATAGATTGAACTCGTTTAATTTAGACGGAAGTGGTTATGCTGAGGTGGCTGATGATGATAGTTTAGATATGTCAAGTGGTTTTTCTACAAGTTTTTGGATAAAACTAGATGAGGGTTCAACTACTACTGATTATGATTTTTTAGTTTGTAAAGGAAGAGGCATAAGTGGCTTTAATGCTACTTATGGTTTTGGTACTACTTATTATAACAACTTGCTTATAGCAACTATATATACAAGTGCTGATAAAAATCAATTATCTTTTTCAAATGAAAGTCCAACAGGTCAATGGGTTTTTCTTTGTGTTACTTTTGAACCAAATACAACTAATGGTTTTAAGTTTTATAAAATTATAAATAATCAAACATACATTGAGTCTATGACTACAAGTGGTACAGTTGATGAATCACATAATTTGAACGTAGGTCGAGATAGTTCATTTGTTACTACAAGACAATCAAAAAATATAATTAGTGATGTTTTATTTTACGATAGCGTATTAACATCAAACCAAATAGAAAACAATTATAACGCAGGTTTATCTGCACATACAAACGATTAATTATTATGAGAGGAAATGTATATATGTGTTTAGATAACACAACTTTTAATAAACTAATACCAACAGAGTTAGTAGCTAAGTACGGAATACCTGAGTACGATGAAGAGGGTATCCAGAACGGAGTAATTCATCCAACCTTTAAAGAGCTTGGAGAGTACAACCGCAGAAAGTTTGGTGCTAACCCTGTTGTAAAAATTGGTAAGGCTAAATTTCATATAATAGAACTAGAGGCTAGTTGGGTAAGTGGAGAGCTTTCTGCATTGCTTGATTTAGGTAAGGGTAAGGAATATCCAAACAACTGCTTAATGACAAGAACGGAAGCAGCTAAATTTATTCGAGATAACTCAGACGATTCAATAATATGATTTACTTTGATAAACATAAAGTCAAAAGTAAAACTGTTTACAAGATTACACATGTAAATGGAGATGATGTACTTATTACAAGATATTTTGAATTGCACAAAGATGCAGAGCAGTTTGCTGATATGTATGCTAAAAAAAGAGCTTGTGAAATTCACAAATCGTTTAAAGTAAAAAAGAAAAAGTAAATGGAGCATTGGGTACAAAATATTGCTGCAAATAAATTGTCTTTAAACATTTACAATCAATGTGTAGATGCAGAGGGTAATTACTTTTTGATTGGTGTAATAGATGACCAAACAAGAGTTGCAACATACGGAGTAATTTCTCCTGTTGCTAGATCGCAAAGAGCAATAAGATTTGATGTACCTACAAACGCAGCTCCATTTAATGAATTAAAAATAAACTCATTTTACAATGTTGTTGTATATGAGCAAACAAACAACTCAAATACAAGCCCAACAGATGCCGTTGTACTTGGTTTACGATGGGAGGGTACAATGATAATAGATGCAGATAGTGAGGTTACATTTACTGAGTATGCAAACCCAACTGCAAGGAATTACGTTTACTATAACACAGAAGATTAAGCAGCATGATAAATTTAGTACAAATGGCTTCCTATACTACTCCAAAGATTGAGGAGAACCCTGCAAGGGAGTGGGTAGAATATGGTAGAGATAACAACTACTATCAATTCTTAATAGATAGGTTCAATGGTAGTGCAGTTAATAATGCTATTATTACAGGTATAGGAGAGATGATTTATGGTCAAGGTCTTGATGCAACGGATGCAGACAAAAGACCATTAGACTATGCTAAAATGAAGCTGATTTTTAGAGATGAAGATATACGAAAGGTGTCTTTAGATTTAAAGTTGCTAGGTCAAGCTGCGTTTAATGTAGTTTGGAACAAGGGCAAGACTGAAATTAAGAAAGCAAAGCATATTCCAATACAAAACTTAAGACCAGAAAAGGCAGTTGATGGAAAGATACAAGCATATTATTACTCAGATGATTGGTCGCAGTTCAGAAAGGACAAGTTCAAGCCTATTAGAATAGATGCATTTGATGGGAAGCGTAAGTCAAGCGATAGCCAAATCATGGTTATACATCCTTACTCCCCGGGTTTCTTTTATTTCTCTCCTGTTGACTATCAAGGTTCTTTACAATGGAGTGAGATAGATGAGGAGATAGGAAACTATCACTTGACAAACATTCAGCAGGGCTTTGCTCCAAGTATGATGGTAAACTTCAACAATGGTACACCTACAAAAGAGGAACAAGATGCTATTGAGAGAAAAATTACTCAGAAGTTTACAAGTACAAGTGGTAAAAAGTTTGTTTTGTCATTTAACGATAACCAACAACAAGCTACAACGATTGACCAAATACCTATCTCGGAAGCAGCAGAGCAATATAAGTTCTTATCTGAGGAGTGTACAAAGAAGATTTTAGTTGGTCATAGAGTTACATCTCCGATGTTGTTTGGTATTAAAGACAAAACAGGTTTAGGAAACAATGCAGAGGAGATAAAGGTTGCATCTCAGCTATTTGATAACACAGTTATAAAGCCAAAGCAAAACATAATCATTGATGCTATTGATGAGGTGCTTTCAGTTAATGGTATTCACTTAGATGTTTACTTTAAGACATTGCAACCGATTGAATTTGCAGATGACATTGAAGACTTAGACAAGGAAACAAAAGAAAAGGAAACAGGTGTTAAAATGAGTGCTTGTAAGCATGACGATAGACCATTTCTTGACGATGCTAAATCTGAAACATTACTTGAAGAGCTGAAGTTGTACGGAGAGATGAATAACGAAGATGATTGGGATTTAGTTCATGAAGAGCTTGTTGATACATCTGACGATACATTCCACAACTTTAAAACTCTTGAGGACATAGATACAAAGCCAACTCAACAAATGATTGACGAGGCTGCAAGAGGTCTTGAAATGCGTCGAGAATATGGCAGAGGTGGTACTGAGGTAGGAGTTGCAAGAGCAAGAGATATTTCAAACGGCAAAAACCTATCTATTGAAACAATAAAAAGAATGTACTCTTTTTTTAGCAGACATGAGAAAGCTACAAAAGGAGGCAAAGGTTATAAAAGTGGCGATGAGGGTTACCCATCAAAAGGAAAGATAGCTTGGTTATTATGGGGAGGAGATGCAGGCTTTAAATGGGCAGAAAGAAAGGTACAGGAGATAGAGAATGTTGAGAACTCCGTATTTACTAAGAAAGAGTATTTTGATAGAAAGCCAAGAGAAAGCGATGCGAATCCAGAAAAGCGTTCTACTGCTTCAATAGGTAACAAGAAGCTAGATGTTGGTTTGTACAAAGTTCGTTATGCTTATGCAAAGACTACAACTAAATCAGCTAAGAATCCAAGCAGACCATTTTGTACTGAAATGATGATGATGTCAGATGCAGGTATTGAGTTCAGATACGAGGATATAAAGAAAATGAGCAGAGATGGAGTAAACGGTCAGTTTGCACCTGAGGGAGAAAGTACATACGATTTATTCACTTGGAAAGGTGGGGTTTATTGTTATCATGGTTGGATGAGAAGAATCTACTT